ATATAAATACATTAGTTGACAACCACCCCCCGTCTAAAACGAAAAGAGGTGAACTCATATATAAGGGGCTACCCCCTTAAACAAATCGAGCTATTTTTTGAATGTCTTTGCGTAAAGTATTTATACCACCCACTCGTAATAAGTAATACTATGGTTGACATAGTCCTTCTCACAGTATGCTCAGTAAGTGTGTTCATTAACATATATTTAATTCTCAGGCAGCATTTAGACTCTATACAAAACGACAATTTAGTTGTAAGTCTTTTACAAGAAAAAGTTAAGTCTAAAAGGGTACTTGAAGATGAAAAAGATACTAATAACGAATTACTAAATGAAACTGAGCGCTTGAATGCCTTGTTAAGCCGACTGCGTGATTACTATGAGGAACGTTTGAGCAGTCGGTTTGAACACTAAGCATAATGTAGGATAAACATTGCCTATGTATAGTAGAGCTCTATAGTTCTTATTAAGACTCTTAGTATAGCTATATAGATAAGTAAAGCCTATGGAGAAGAAAATTATGTTAAAGAAAGCGCCAACGTTGACGGATATATTTATGGTAGTGGTTAGATTTTTAAAACGCTACTGGTAGATATTACATCAGCGAAAGCTTTAAATACTATAAGCACGTAGTTATATACCTCGAAAAGAGGTTTTGAATGAACAAAGAAAATATACGCAAAGAACTGAAGCGTCTCGACAGTTTGATTTTTGAGGCGCGTATGTGTTTGTCTGTTATAGAAAAAGAATTCTATGGCGGCATAACCATCCCGCTTGACAAACATGATGAAAGCGGAACGCTTAAAGCATACAACAGTAGCAATAGGACGAATGTGAAACGTAACGTAGTGTTACCGGAGTGAATATGTCTATACCACAAGATTTTAAAGTACGGGCAAAGATGGACTGGATGATAATGTTTTATTTTTCGGCAGCTCTTAATATCTTTTTAGGTGTTATGCTTTATTACGGGAGTTGCTAATGGTCAGCGGCGATTGTTTCCATTGTAACAAACCGGGTCATTGGTCTAGGGACTGTCCTGAAAAGGGTGGTTCTGGAAAGACTGTCCTGAGAGAACGTCCCAAAGCTGACCCTGTAGTGATTGATGGTATTGAATGGAGTCCGAGCTGGATGCGTTTAAGTCCGTCAAAGATTAATACATACCATAAATGTCCTCGTGAATTCTACTATAAGTACATAGCAATGATGCCCGAGAAGAAGACGATACACTTGTACCGTGGTTCTCTCGTGCATAAAATTCTAGAGAACTTCTTTAAGTATAAATACCGCTGGGTATCAGAGTGGAATCACGACGAAGCTCTAGAATGGATGCAGGATGAATTCGAAAAGGGCTGGGCAGATAAGATTGCTAAGCATAAATGGCTGGAAGACCTTCATTCACCAGAAATGGTTGAAGACATGCGTATCGAGACTCAAGAGCTCCTTGTCAATTACGTGAATATGATTTCCAAGAAACTTAAAGAACTTATCAAATGGAAAGTATTTAAGAATGAACGGCAGGTATGGAATTCTATAGCTCCGCGCTACGGTGAGAAACGATTCAGGAACGAACAGTATGCCATTCTTGGCATAGTTGATGGTGTCCTGAAGGACTTCGACGGTAACATAACGCTAATAGATTATAAGACAAGCAAGCGCTACGGTTCATTTCTTCAGGAAGACTACTACAGGCAGCTTATTATATATGCGTTCCTGTATACTCTGGAAATGGGAGAAATGCCCAAATATGCCGGTTGTAATTTCTTACGCTTCGACGATACTTTCTTTGTGAGAATCAATGACAGTACGCATACAGAGGCGCGTAAGATAATTATGGATATGCACGACGATTTAGAGAATTTCCAAAAAGATGAGGAAAAATACGTCCAAGTACCCCAAACTTTATGTAGATGGTGCTCTTATTATAAAGGTAATGACGGTCCCTGTGACCCTGACCTGCCTAAGAGGTTAGGTGTTACAGCTCCATCTAAGAAGGGAGAATTAACAACATGAAAGGTGATGATGACGAAAATGGACTCTTCGAAAGTGTAGGTAAGGCAGCTGATAAAATCAGTGAAACTTCTGTCGGTAAGCGTGTTGGCGCTGTAATAACAGTCCTATTGTTAGCAATTCTTAGCGGAGGTGCTAATTTAACCATTCTTGACCAATATTTTAATGGTGAAGATGAAGGTCCAATAGGTGGTTGTATGCAGAGCGACGCTACTAATTATAATTCCAAAGCCTCTTATGATGACGGCAGTTGTACATTTTCAGTAGTTATATATGGATGTACTAATCCAGAAGCAGACAATTATGATGCAAATGCTACGCATGATAATGGTAGATGTATTGTAGACATACCTCCTCCAGTTAATGAAACTGTGTATGGTTGCATGGATACAGCAGCAAATAATTATAACGACAAAGCTACTGACGATGACGGCTCTTGCGACTACGAAGATGAATACGAAGAACCAGAATGTAACTTAACTGAAGTGTTGTTCTGGAAAGGATGGGAAGACGAAGATGGTAATGCAACTGGTTACTCAGTAAGCGATACTGACGATGGTATTTCTATATATACAGACATAGATTCTGACTGTGGAGAAATAGACGTAACGGTATATTTAGATGTAAGGACTTTCCATGATGTAGATGGCGATGGTGTATATGAAGAGGAAGAGGGTGATGAATATTACTACTTTACTAAAGAATTTAATTTCACCATTGAAGATGCAGTCTGGGATGACCATTGGCTTAACATGACCTACGAAGAACTGAATGAAACTAGTGGCGACTACGAAGCTTATGTATTCCTAGGAGCTGACATAGACGGAGACGGAGAACTTGAATTTTACGAATATATGTATATTCCAGAAATAAGGGTGGAACAATGAATAAAGATATAGCAAAAAACGGAAACTTCACTAATCTCATGATGGCTGCGATAGCTGCGCCAGTAGTTCTGGCTTGGGTGGGTCTCTCTATATTTCTAGTGGTGAGTGCCTTTAACGACCCGACAGTCGTTGCAGATATAGAATCGTACAAGTCGGTTCTTCTTATTATCGGCTCTCCAGCGCTAGTTATTATATATAAGGTACTGGAGTTATGGACAGCTCAACAGAATAGTGATATAGAGCAGACGAGAAAGGAAACTTTCAGTCACGAAGAGGACGACGATGGTGAAGTACAATAAGAATGGCGTGCCTCGCAAGAAGCCTAAGAAACGTAGAGTGAAAAAGGGCGAGAAAGGTACATACCGTAAGAAAGACGGAAAGCTAAGGAAAAAGCGATAGTAAGCTTTAAATACAAGCGAAACATAAAGATAAACGTGGGAGTTAGAAAGGTCGAAGCTCCAAAACAAACTAACTAAAATGGCTATGTGACTCAAATAGCTCCCACACAACAGACAGGTGAAAAAAAATGACAAACAATAGTACAGCAAGCGAACAGGACTCGTTAGTGACTGGTATTGTCGATTTCGTATCGACAAATCTAGAATTGACAGCTCTGGCTGCAATAGTTGTTGCTGGTTGTGGTCTATATGCATACTTCCACCTACCTTGGGTCCAAGTATTTCTGAACAAATTCCTAAAGAAATACGACGACGAAATTTTGGCTGTTATAGATGCCAATTTAACTAAGGTACAGAAGAAAGCATACCTGAAGCTCTCAGAAGAGACACAGAAGCGTGTTAATAATACGGTTCTGAGGAACGTAATTCTGACTGCTTGGGACCACAATGACGACAAAGTTGTAGCTTTAGTGAAAGGCGAAGTTCGTAACGCGTTAAAAGAAAATAAATGAAAGAAGAAGTAGAGCAATACAAAAATAGATTGCGTAAAAGAGTGGGCGAAGGAGAATATGCTAGACATAGAGAGCTCGTCCACTTGCTAGCTCGCAATTTAACCCTAGAAGACATTCTTTGGGAAGAAATCGTAGAGAATATAAAAGACGTAGATAACAGGAATGAATTACTACGTCAAAGAAATCAAATAGTCCGTGACATTCACACAGAATTCCGCGCACTTAATATAGAAATTCCCACAGTAGTGGAACAAAAGACTACGGATTTCGTTGGTTTCCTTGAAGATTTGGGCGAAGATGATGACAGCAGTAAAGAACGAGGGGAAGAAACTTAAATCCGCAATAATGAGTCGCGGAGCTATGGACTCCGTAGCATTGGAAGACCTCTTTGAAGACGTTCGCACAGACGAAAGGAAGATGTTGCAACTCATTAGGAACTTTTGTGACACGTATCTCATAGATGATGAGCGAAGAACCCTCAAATTAAGACCATTGCAGGAACAAATCATAGTAAAGGCGCTCTGTTATCCAGATGGAGACCCAGAAAAGCACAGGAAGATGGCAATTTTAGCACCCAGAGGGTGCGGAAAGAGCTTTGCATTGTCAGTAGCAGTGGTTGTTTACATGTTCTTTAAGCGTTTTAGAGACCTTATATTCATTCTGGCTCCATCTGAGGACCAGGCGGCGCTTATTTTCAATTATGTATACAGGCATTTTGCCGATAATGCTTTCTTAGACAGCTTAATAAGCAATTATAAGTTCCATAATAAGCCGCATATACGTATGAAAGGAGGAACGCTTATGAGGAGAGCACCGCTGGCTCCGTCAAATCAGGGTCAGGCTATACGTGGACAGCATCCGACGTTTCTTGTTGTGGATGAGAGTCCATTAATTGACGACAAGTTGTTCGTTGACAATGTTGAGCCATGTATTATGGCCCATAAAGCTCCTTTTATTAACTTAGGGACACCAAAGAGTAAAGAAAACCACATGTATAGATATTTGTATGACGATGCATACGCAGATTCGTTTGAACAGTTACATTTTACATGGAGAGACGCTATTGTACAGGGTGGAGCTTATACAGCACCCTACACTGAAGAAGATATGCTGACTAAAATGTTGGAATGGGGGGACGATTCAATATATTGGCGCACGGAGTACGAGTGCGAATTTGTGGAGAGTGTATCAAATGTCTTTAATTCAGAAAAACTCAAAGAATGTTTCGAGGACTATCAATTCCAAGAAAGTGGAGAAAACGTCACCGTTGGTGTTGACATTGGTAAGTCTATTAATAGCACGGTCATTAGTGTTTGGAGTACCGAGAAGGGTGACGAACACAATATTGCAAGGCTTATATACCTTGAAGAGATTACTCCCAAGACAGGAGGACACGATATACCATATCAACGACAACGAATTATGGATATTGCTGACGATTACAACGCTGCTCGGGTTATTATTGACGCGACTGGCATTGGTGGCGCTATTGAACAGGATATCCGTATGGCTTGCGCCGCGAGAAGTATGCATTTCCTTCCCTTTGTGTTTACTGGAGGACCGAGGGGGACAAAAACTCAAGTCTATAGAGATTACGCATCCTATATACAGAAAGGACAAATTAGGACGCCAAATCCGGCTGGACTCCCGGCTGACCAGAAAAGACTAATGGAAAGATGGCTTCGGCAGCATATTGATTTGGAATACGTTATGGACACTGCAAATAAGACGGAACGTATTTCAGCTCCTGATACTAAACATGATGATTTTTGTGACAGTTGTGTCATAGCTATTCATGCTACTCTTTCAATGTTACCAGCAAGTGGAGCATTTACTTCTGTTTCTATTAACAAACCACTTAAAACAGCATCTTCGAACTCCAGATGGGGTCAAGATACTGGATTATTTACAACAAAGATACGTAAAAACCGTATTAGTAAGAAAATGCCAAGAGGATTA